AATCCTTGCGATTCTGCTGGCATCTTAACGACTTTCTATAGCAAGATAACACTACCACAAGGAAAGATAATTATAAGGTCTTACAGAGGCAAGATTCAAGCCACCGTAAACATCGACTCTATTAGGAGTGTATATGAGAAAAAGTATCGTTATAAGGAAACTTCTAACGTCACCAATTCTGCAAAAATTGTGACAAAAGTAACCTATCCATCGTGGCTAGTTACTGCATTTATATTAGAGAGTTTATTAATCATTGGATTCTTATACTTTAAGTATATATTTGGGAGATAATTTAAACTAACTAATGGCAAAGGCATTAAACGTAACAATATTTAAAAGTAAACCCAAGAAGAATAACAAGGGTATTCACGCAAAGACAAAGACATCTTCGGCTAAGGGCAGTAAGAACTACAGTAAACCCTATAAAGGTCAAGGTAAATAATAAATAGTTTTTTCATTAATATTTTAGCAATCCCTTGATTCTATGAGTTGAGGGATTGTCGTATATAACAAAAAATCATTAACTTTGGTCTAAATTAAAAGAATAATAATATGGCAGTTTCAATCGAAGAGGCACATAAGTTTATTAGAAGCATTCTAAAAAAGAATAGGGCTGGATTCGTGTCTCCTCAAGATATAGACTTGTATTTAAACAGAGCTGTTTCCGATTGGATTTCGGCTATTGTTTTTAAGTACAAGAAGACAAAGAAATTTGACTACGACCACTTACTAACTAAGAGAACCTCTTTTTCAGTAGACTCTTCAACGGGCACACAAAACTTGCCTGCTGACTACTTAGAGGGTTTAACTGTTTATTTAACAGTTAGCGGTAACCTAGTCGAAGGAACATTATACAATTGGGATGAGTTCCTAGAGATAACAAACTCAAAGATATTAACACCATCTACTTCATATCCTGCGGCAACCATTTTTATGGATAGTGCAAATGCTGCTAAGATTCAGTTTGCCCCTGTTCCCGTTTCGGGAACTTTGGATTACACACTTGTGTATGTAAAGAAGCCTACTACGGCAATTTTTGCTTTTAATACATCTAGCGGAAATATAACATATACATCTTCTGGTTCTGTAGATTTAGATATCTCAGATAGATTCCTAGGAGACATCTACGCAAGAACATTAATGTACTTGGGAGTAACTTTGGACAGCCCGATACTTCTTCAGACAGAACAAATTAAGGACGCTAACCAGTCAAATGACGAACGATAATGGCTACTAAATCTACTATTAGTGAACAATGCCAACGAATCTACGCTAGATTCTTGGACAAAGATAATCCTTCGGATGTTATAGACATTAGGGAAGTAATGCTTCTTGTAAGCCAAGCTATCAACAAGATACTAAAGCTTGAAGTAGCTGAGTCATTTAAGGCAGGATTGGTAGACGTACCTAAGTGTAGTCTTATTCAATATACTGCATCGGTAACTGCTGACGCACCCAACAACCGTTCTTTCATAACACTCCCTGTTATTCCATTGACATTACCATTAGATATGGGTATCTGGAGTATCTCTGCATCTAATGCGGCAATGACACCTTATATCCCTATTCCTGCACAAGATGTGTTAGTATTTCAAGGAGCTAACCTAAGTTACTTAGAAGGGCAAACTGGATACTACGTTCAAGGCAAGAAGGTTTTCTTTACAAAAGACCTTACATTAGCAGGAAACGGTTCAATAAGTTCTGTTATAATTAACATACTAGCATCTGACTTTTCTCAGTTTGCAGACAATGATATGCTACCTATATCTCCTGAGGTAGAGTCTGCTGTAATTACAGAGGTATTAAATATAATTAGCGGGGGTAGAGTTTCACAAGCAGAACTAGCTAGTCAACAACAAGCTCAATAGATATGAAAACTAAGTCTATAAATATAATTGTTAGAGATGCGTTGTTAGACAACGGGCTTCCATTACATTACTATACAAGGTACTTACACCACGCATTAAGAATTACAGACGAGTTGTCTATGGACTTTAACTTAGGCAACGTAAAAACAGTCGAGCTAGATGTAACGTCTTACCAAAGAGCTATCTTACCTTCTGACTTTATTGACTTTATAGATATATCAGCTAAGCACGGAGAGAGGGTGCTTCCAATGGAAAGAGAGCGTACTTTAAATAAAAGATACAACTACGATTCAGCGGGTAGCAAAATTCCTTACGAGTCTAGCCTTAGCGTAAACTTTGATGCAGAAATAAACTACAACTTAATTTCAGGTTCTAATAATATGAACACTAGGGGCGAGCTTGTAGGACGTTACTACGGTAGGGCAAGAGCACCTAAGTTAACCTATGACATAGACGAAACTAACCAAGAGATTGTGTTTAGTAACGGAATGATACTAACTAAGGTTACCTTAACATATATGACCTCGGCAGTATCCCGCTCTACAGCTAATGTAGTAACTCCGTATGCTACAGATGTAATTACAAAGTACATACAAATGATGGCAGTTAAGGCAGAGGGAAGTACACTAGGTAAGTATCAGCTAGCTAAACAAGAATACGACAATGCTCGTAGAATATTTAGGGCTAGGATGAATGCTACAGACTTTGCAGAAGTACTTGGTTCAATAAGAAACGGAATTGTTGGTAGTCTTAAAAACTAACACTTAATATTTAACAAATGGCTAAGATAAGTCTAAGAGCGACTGGTGGATTAAACCAAGACATTGACCCTAATAACCTACCTGAGGGAGACTACCTTTCAGCCAATAATATTATATTTGATTCTGGTAAAGACGGAGGAGCAGGTGCTATTAGGATGTTGGACTCTATCAAGACTACAGGACTTACGGCTATCTCAGGTACAATTGTAGCTACAGCACAAGACACAGACGGTTCTATTTATGTACTAGCTTATGTGTCTACTGTAGCTTCTATTTATAAAATAGCGGTTAACTCATCTACAGGTGCATTAGTAAACCCCGCACTTGTACTTTCTTATACTCACGGACTCTATGGTGATATAACTAAATTTATTCCTGATTTAAGAATTATTGGAGATAATTTAGTCTGGAACTATGCAGGGGATGGAACCGAATTTGGAAATGGGATTCCTTTGTCATTCTGGTTAAAAAGAACCCTTGGTAGTACTATAACAATAGATAACTTAAAACTACAAAAAGCTACACCTAATAATGTATCAACTATTATTAAGTCATTATCTTCTACAAACAAAGGAGTAGAATTTTTAGAGTCTGCCGACTTTCAGTTTGCTTATAGGTATCAGTATGATAACTACGAGTACTCTGCATTAGGGAACTACACTCAAATGTATAAGGGAGAAAAGAATACAGAAAAATATACATTTACATATAGTCACGCAAACAAGCCTGATTATGCATCGTATTTAGAGGTATACGTACGAATAGGAAATAATGGCACGTGGAGAAGAATTGATTCTAATAAAACAGATAGCACAGGAAGTGCTCTTGAGTTTATTTGGACGGGTCAGATATTTGAAAGTTTAGATATTATTACTACAGGCAAGCCATTTGATGCAGTTCCTGTATGGACAAAGAATATAGAGATAGCTAAGAATAGAATATTTCTAGCTAATATTCAAGACGACTATGATGCAAACGTTGGAACTATAACATTTACTAGCCCAACAGCTTCTTTAGGGTATACATTACCTGCTGGCTCTACTTTAAAGTCGTACTTAGGGGACTCTGCTGCGGTATCAAGTAGCGAGCTTGACGCATCTAGTTACATTAAGCCATTTGCGAATAACTCTACTTATGCCATAGGTCTTGCTTACTACGACAAGGCAATGAAGACTAGGGGTGTTGAAAAATACATTAAGTTTAATACAGGTAAATTCGGGGGTGATATCACAAGTACTGTGCCTCTTGTCCCTAATATAACGGCAACCGTAGCAAACATTCCAACTTGGGTTAAGTTTGCTCAATTCGTATATACTAAGAATATATCTAAGTCGTATATCTTTGAAGGATATGCTAGTAGTATATTCTTTGAATTAAAGAAGACTATTGTAGACGAAAAGACTAAGGAGGTAACAACATTATTAAGCTTTGTTCAGTCTGTAACTAAGGACGACCTAAAAGAAATCAATGCATTTGTTATTGATATGATGGGGATGGTTCGTGCGGGAAGAATATATACTTGGCAGCAAGGCGATTACGTATCTATTAAGACCCCTGAACCTAATGGGGTTCTTGATTTAAAGATTATAGGGCAGAACGACAACTTAATCTATTGTGCGTACTCAGGCGACGTGATGACTAATACTACTACGGTAGACCCGTCTACTTTAGCCTTTGAGATATTTACTCCTAAGCAACAGCAAGAGGATGAGTCTTTGGTATTCTATGAATATGGTAATTTAATACCTATAGTAACAACAGGAGGAAGCCCTACAACATCTATTGCCGTTACGGCGGGGGGTCCATTGAATGGTCCTGCGTCAGGAAGTAAGTTGCTAGGGGATATGGTATTCTCTACAATTGATATGCCTACTTATGTGACATCTCCATTTACAACAGATGTTTCTAAGGGAAGTCCTGTAGTAGAGGACGTGGTTACAACCGTTAATTCAACTCACGCATTTTCTAGCGGTTTTCAGCAGTCATCTACAGCAGGAGGTAGTTATGTAGCTACTCCAGTAAAGCAAGTTCCTGTGTTGACATCTATTCCTACAAACGGGGATGGAGCTT